CTACAAACTGTCATTATATGCGTTAGTCAATATTGATTGTAATTCCTTTTCAGTGTTCGGATATAAGTGTCCGTATGTGTTCGCAGTAGTCGTAATATCTGAATGTCCTAGATGTTTAGATACTGTGTATAGTTGTACATTGTTATTAATTAATAGTGTTGCGTGTGAATGTCGTAAGTTGTGTACTCTAATTGGTTTCACACTTGCTTTATCAATACCAATCTTAAATTGTTTGTTAACATTTGAAAGTGCCATTGGTTTTGCTATCGTTCTAACTGTAAAAATAAAATCGTCCTCATTAACGTATTTAAACTTATCAATCTGAAATTGTTCCAATTCCCTTAATTGTTCGATTACGTGGCTAGGAATCGTTATAGTACGTTCTGACGGTGTAGTTTTAACGGTAGTGATTGTTGTATCATTCCACGAGTTATTTATTTCTATTTCTTCATTTTCAAAATCAACATCGCAATATCGTAAGGCTAATATTTCGCCTTTACGAGCGCCGGACCAAAACAAGACCATGAAAAGCGTTTTATATACTACGTTGTCTACTACATTTATAAAGTGATTAAATTCATCAATAGTCCAATATTCTTGTTTGCGACGTTCTTCATGTTTTGGAAGTGATACAACCTTTACAACGTTACGTGATAAGTTGTAGAAGTTAACAGCAAAGTTAAATATAGCAGACAAATTGCGTCGCACATTGCCTAACATTGAATTACTATAATTATCGAAAATGGTTTGGTAAAAGTCATCAATATGTTTTGGTTTGATATTTTTAATGGGTGTTGTTTTAAAGTGTGGTATTAGAATGTGATTTATCAAATTATTCTGATTATAAATTGTGGTTTCTTTTTTACGTCCTTTTGAGTAACGCATAAACCTTTCGGCTATTTCACGAAATGTATATTGTTCTTCAATTTCGGTATCATATGTTTCTAAAAAACGTTGTTGGGCAAGCAGGGCATCTTTCTTTTTAGTAAAACCTCTTTTTTTCTTGTGTATTTTTTCACCATGTACATTTTCGACACGTACAGAATAAAACCATTTCTTGGTATTAGGGTCTTTATGTACAGTCATTTGCAAATCTCATTCCATCACTGCAATAATAATTACAAAGATTAATTAAACGTTGTCTAGCTATATCGTGTCGAACACCAAAATAGCGCATCAATTCATTTTCAGTAAACAGCTCATTACTTTCTATTTCAATTTGTGGCATTCTAAACAAAAGACTAAATTTATTTGCCTCATTTTCTTGTTTTCTATTAAACATATCGTTCATGTTTCGTTGGTCTGTTTCGTGCAACATATAATGACCTAATTCATGCGTAAAATCTTCCCACATTTTACGGCTACTATTGGTCTTAATATATATTACCTTGTAACCTTTTACGTTCATATTACAGCTCATAAAATCATTGTATACAACGACTATATCAAAATAATCGGATATGCTTTCAATAGTTAATTCTACATCATTCGTAATTAGTTCATTCGTTAAATCATTTACAGTATCATCAATTAGCATAAATAATCCCCTTAAATTAAGTTGTCATTTTTAATTTTTTAGTTAAAAGAAATAATAATCAATTGTCTTTATTTTCCCTTTCAATACTTCTTGATATTAAATAATCGGCTTGGTCCTCTAAAGATTGTATAATCCTTGTTTTTTCTTCACTTGATAAATCATCAAAAGCCTTTTTATCTTTAAACATAATGGCTTGATAATTTCTTTTGTCTACTTCAACATCTCCCAATATATCGTTAGTTGTACAATCAAGCGCATGTGCTAAATTTAAAAGTTGCTTATTGTTAGGGGAACTATACCCACGTTCTAAATTTGAAATAACTTGTTTAGTTTGTCCCGTTTTATCAGCTAAATCTTGTTGCGTCATACCTTTTTGTTTCCTTAAAAACTTTATGTTTTTACTATAATCTTCCATTTTCTAATCTCCTTTGTTTTTTTGATATTTAGCAATCATAAAATCGGCTTGTTCATGCAATGCAGTTAAAATTTTTTCTCTGTCCTCTGGTGCTAAACTATCAAAAGCCTCTTTATCTCTAAACATTAAATGTTCATCATCATTGTTTGTTCTTGGTTTATCTAAGTAACCGGCTTTAACCATTAAATATTCATAATCTAATCCGTACCCGTCTGCAAACTGCCTTAAAATTTTAGGAATCGGAACAGGTCTTTTGCCTCTTTCTAATTGGGATATGAAAGAATGAGAAATCCCAGTTTTAATAGACGCTTTTTGCAAAGAATACCCTTTATCTTTACGAGTTTTCAATAATAATTCGCTCAATTCTTCAACTGTTTTTTCATTGTTACTCATTAATAGACCTCCACACATTTTATAATTCACTTCATACGTTATTATATATGAAAAAGTAACGTATTTCGATACAAAATTTAAGGAAGTATAAAAAAACTGTTTACAAAGTATAAAAAATATTATACATTATATACACAAAGTTATTGAAGTTAACAAAAATTTATACTTTGTATACAGGAGGTCCCAATGAAAATAAAAGCTAGACGTAAAGCTATAAATATAGCGTTGGCTAACAAAGAAACAAATTTAAAAAAAGTATCAAATGAAATTGGTATGTCGCCTACAAATTTATATAACATTGCAGGAGAAAAGCCAACATTAAAAGGTGCTTTGAAGTTGTCGAAGTATTTAGGAGGTCAGTTAGAAGATTACTTTGAGGTATATATAGGGGAGGAACAGCAATGACAAAGAAAAGATTGAAGGTATCAAATGCGAGAGATAGAGAAGGTTATTCACAACAGCAAACGGCAGACAAATTAAACATTTCGATACAATCATACAATGCAAAAGAAAACGGCAAACGTGATTTTTCATCAATAGAAATGAAAATTTTAGCAACGCTTTTCAACAAGACTTTAGATGATTTGTTTTGGGAGGAAGGCGAACATGAAAATATTAAAAGAGTTGTTTAATGTAACATTAGTTTTTACAGGAATTGCATTAACTTTACTTTTTAGTCACTTTACATCGTATTTTGTAAATGACGGTACATGGCTTACATTCCTTTACTTCTTTATCTTTATGGGTATAGCGATTGGAATTAAATAAATAGGAAAGTATTACGTTCAAAATTTTTTATAAAATAGTAACGTAATATGTTGTCTAGTAACGTATTTAAAAGTAGGAGGGATAATAAATGAACGATTTAATCAGACAAATTTATGATTTAGCAGAATTTGACGCAATGCACGACGAGGACGAAAAAGAAAATGTTTTCGGATATTTAGAAGAAAGTGCACATGACGAAATGAGAGAAGAAAGAAATGTATAACCATAAAAAAACGTCCGGTTGTCAGCCGAACGCCAAAATATAAAAAATGTATTCAAAAAAGAGTATATGCTTATTGAAAAGCATAAGTACATGATAACAAGGAGGATAAGCATTTGTCATTACCTATGAATAAATTGAAGTCAATTAACACTAAAAACATGAGCGATGAAGAATGGAAGCAATTACGAACGCATTCAATTGGTGGTTCTGATTGTGGCACTATACTAGGCATGAACAATTACGAAAGCCCATTTACTTTATGGCAAAAGAAATTGTGGGCAGACGATTACGAAGAAGATATAAGCGATAAAATTCAAATTAAATTTGGTAACTACAATGAACAATTTGTAGCGAAACTATTTGAAGAAAAAACAGGGAAGAAATTACGCAAGCATAATAAAATGATGTATCACAAAGATTATGACTTTATTAGTGCAAACGTTGATAGAGTAGTAATTGGCGAAAATGCTTTGTTAGAATGTAAAACAACAAGTGAGTTTCTAAAGGATAAATGGAAAGATGGAAACGTGCCGGCAAGCTACATGGCACAATGTTATCACTACATGGCAGTAACAGGCGTAGACGTTGTATATATAGCCGTATTGTTTGGTAATAGTGAGTTTCATTATGAAACAATTGAACGTGATGAAGAAATCATAAACGATATTATAAATGCCGAAGTTGAGTTTTGGAATGAATACATCGTTAAAGGCCAACGACCACCGGCAGACGATAGCGAAGTTACTTCAAAAGCATTAAATAACTTTTGGAAAGAAACAAAAAATGATGTCGTAAACTTTGACGAAGAAAAAACAGCATTGTTCAAAGGAATTTTAGCAATCAAAGAACAACAAAAGGAATTAGACAAACAATTAAAAGGGCATCAAAACCAACTCAAAGAGTTATTAGGCGAAAACGAGTTTGGCGAAGTATCAGACTACAAAGCAAGTTGGAAGAAACAAAACCGAGAATCATTTGATGCAAAACGATTCAAAGAAGAAAATCCGGAATTATACGAGCAATACAAGAAATCAAGTACAACACGTACTTTGAACGTTAAAAAACTGAAAGTTAGTAACGGATAAAGATACAAAGTAACGCTATATTGAATGAGTAAGGCGCACATTAAACAAAATTAAGTTTTATGAATAAATCTACTTAAAATAAATAATAGCCCGTATACACGTTGTACGGGCAAATATGGAGGAATATAAACATGGCTACACAAAATCAATTTAAAAACCAATTAACACAAAAGAAAGACGGCAACAACCAACCGCAACAAAAGGCAGTAGGACCAAAACAACAAATTAGTAATTTGTTAGACCAAATGGCACCCCAAATACAAAAAGCATTACCAAAACACATGAACGCAAACAGAATGGCACGTATAGCAATGACAGCAGTATCAAGTACACCGAAATTATTAGAGTGTGACCCTAAATCACTAATCGGGGCGTTGATGCAAGCATCACAAATAGGATTAGAACCAAATACAAATTTAGGACAAGCATATTTAATTCCATACGGTAAAGAAGTACAATTGCAAGTTTCATATTTAGGCATGATTGAACTAGCAAACCGCAGTAAGCAATATAAGGCAATTTACGCCCATGAAGTGTACCAAGAAGATTACTTTGAATATCAGTATGGATTACAAAAAGATTTAGTACACAAGCCGGCAGACAATCCACAAAGCGAACCAATTGGATATTATGCAGTTTATCACTTGTTAAATGGTGGCTATGATTTCGCATATTGGAGTAGAGCAAAAGTAGACCAACACGCAAACCAATTTTCTAAAGCAGTACAAAAAGGTTGGCAAAGTCCATGGAAAACAAATTTTAACGCAATGGCTAAAAAGACAGTATTAAAAGATTTATTGAAATTTGCGCCTAAATCAATCGAAATGAATGACGCAGTATCAAGTGATAGTAAAGCACAACAATTAGATGACGACGGAAATATCATTGACGTTACAAACTACTCACAAGTTAATGACGAACCGGAACAACTACAGGAGGGCAAATAATTTATGCGTAGTAACAAAGGTACATTCATTTATAAAGGTTTTAAATTTAACAAAAACATTGAATTAACTGGTAAGGGCGTAGCTTTAATGCTTACGCCGTTATCAGAAAATGAAATTATATACCAAGAAATGATTGAAAGTGAACACGAATTAGAATTTGTAACGGGCGAATCGTTAAGATACTTAGATGATTGGATAGAAACGCATACAACAGAACATGAAAGAGTTTTTGCCAAGTTAATTTATTGGCATTAACTTTTCACAACTAAAAAGTAACATAATCCGTTACAAGTAAATCGATTTCTGTTACACTGTATTTATCAGTTAATCACGGGAGGAAAAACAATGATATTAAAAAGAAAAGTTGTTTTGAAAAGTATTGATTTTAGAATTTTGTTGTTACAAAAAGAATTAACATTTACTGAATTAGGTAAACGTTGTGGCATTACACAGAATTATATTTCGATGATAGTAGGACACCGAAGAAGTCCGGCACCAGCAGTAGCACAAAAGATTTGCGATAACTTAGGTGTGGAATTTGATGATATTTTCGAAATTAGGGACGTAACAGCCGGTAGTATGAGTAAGTAAAAACAAGCATGTTAAAAATTAACATTAGTCCATGTTAAAAATTAACATTGGTACATGTCAAAAATTAACATTGGTACATGTTAAAAATTAACACGTAATATAGATTAATTATAACTAGATTAATTATAACTAGATTAACTATAACGACAACAGTAAATCGTCGTGGTTTTTGGGAGGTTAAGAGTTGGAATTAAATAACCAAGTCAATAATAAAATAATTGACGAAACAGAAAAGTACGAAAGATATTACGTTAAAGCATTTAACGATTTAATACTTTCAAGTCTTACTGGTAATGAATTAAAGATATATCTTTATTTAAGAATGTATGCCGGAAAAAAAGACAAAGCATTTCCAAGCATTATAAGAATTGCTAAAGAAATAAACATGGCAACTAGAACAATAAATACTAATTTACAGTCATTATGTAAAAAGAAATATTTGTATATAGAGAAACAAAAGACAGCTAAAGGCTTTCACAATATTTATCACATATTAGACCCTTACTATAGCGAGCATAGAAACTTTGAAACGAAAAAACAAAGTAATGTAGCGCCTATATCTAGCAAGAATGACAAACAATTCAAGCAAAAAGAACAACCGACATCATCGTTTGATTTTTACCAAGAAAATGGTTTTGGAATGTTACAACCATTTATAGCCGACCAAATAGGGGCGTGGTTAGATGACTTCAAAGAAAACGGCGATGAAATAGTTATCGAGGCTATGAAAGTATCATTGATGAATAATAAGACTAATTGGAACTATGCAAACGGAATATTAAAAGCGTGGTATCAAAAAGGTATTAAGAGCGTTGAAGATATTCAAGCGCTAGAAAATCAAAGAACTAAACAAAGTAATGGCACCGACGGACAATTAAGAGGGCAAGCGTTGAAAGATGCAATGCAAGACCCGGATTATTGGGATTAGGAGGTAAACAAATGCAAAAATTAATAAGCCCAAAACTTAAAGAACAACTAAAGCAGTACGAGGCTACAAACGTCACACATGATTTATATTGTGAACGTTGTGGGCATAAATACGATTTACACAAGTTTGAAAGTGGTTATACAGTAAAAGACGGTTGCGAGTGTGAAAGTATCAGACAAGCAAAAGAAACAAACGAAAGACGCAAAAGGGAACATGAGCAACGTAAAGTTGACGCAATGTTTAACCAATCACAGATTAACCCGTCAATCAAACAAGCTACAGTGAATAACTACCAACCACAAACGCAAGAACAGAAAAAAGCGAAAGAGGTAGCCATTGAATACGTTAAAACCTTTTCGTTAGATAATCCTAAATCGTTAATATTGCATGGTTCTGTTGGCACAGGTAAATCACATTTAGCATTTGCAATAACTAAAGCACTAAAAAATCAAGGTTACAAAGTAGCATTTATGCACATACCTAAATTAATGAATCGAATTAAATCAACTTATAAACGTGACGCAACGGAAACAATCGAGGATATTATAAAGCAATTAACCAAATTAGATTTATTGGTTCTTGATGATGTAGGTGTAGACGACAGCGCACACGCAATAAGCAAGCTATCGGATATCGTTGATAATAGAACAGGGTTAAACAACATATTCACAACAAACTATACTAACAAGCAACTAAACGATGATTTGAATTGGCAACGTGTTTATTCACGAATGAAGTTTAATGCTAAACGATTAAATGTATTAGGCGATGATTACAGGGAGGGCGACGCATGGTAACGTTAATTAAAGATATACAAGAGGTTTTAAATTGTAGTGAGATATACGCACAAAAGATTGTAGAGTACGCAGACGGCGACGATGACAAGTTAAATTATCAAATCGACAGACAGTTATACAAACAACGAAATAATCAAGCGATTTTGGAAGTTAAACCACAAGAAGAAAATAGAGGTATCAAATTAAAGCAAAATCATAATCCTTTAGATTATATCCCAAAACATAAATACGCTTGATATTTGGACTGTGAGGTACTTTAAAATAGAAATTAGTAACGGATTACGATATAAAGTAAAAATATAGGAGGTTCAAGACTATGAATGAATTAAAAGTTTTAGAACAGAAAGATATATTAGGTAATGATTTTATGATTTATGGAACAGCAGAAGAACCGTTGTTCTTAGCGAAAGATATAGCAGAATGGATAGACTACAGTAAAACAAGTCAAGGCTATTACAACGTGTCTAAAATGCTTATGACAATTGATGAAGATGAAAAAACGACTATTACAAATAGTAATAGTGGCGGTAGTAAAGCCTTTTTAACAGAACAAGGAGTTTATGAAGTATTAATGCAATCACAAAAAAAGATTGCAAAAGTATTTAAGAAACAAGTTAAAGAGATTTTAAAAGAAATTAGAAAAACCGGAAGTTACCAACCACCAATGACAGCTAACGAACAATTGACGTTAACAATGCAAGCACAAATGGAAACGAAAGAACAAGTTGATTACTTGCAAGATGAAGTACAAGACTTAAAAGAAAACCAAAGGCTAGATACAGGCGAATATAATCAAATCAGTATTTCGGTATCTAACAGGGTTAAATACATCAAATCGGCGTATAACTTTTCAAATGCAAACGAGGTTAACAAAGAGTTATACAAGGATATCAACGGTCAAATTAAGCGTATGACAGGTATCGTTACTAGAACGCAATTAAAACAAAAACACTTTAACGATGTGCTGGATATGATTTTAAATTGGTACCCGTCACAATCGACAGTATTTTTAATCAAGCAATCAATTAATGACGATAACGAACAACAAGCTATGTAGGAGGATAAAAAGTGAATAAATTATTATACGATTTAGAAAGTGATTTAATTTTAGACAAACTAGACGAGAGTATAGACGGTCTGAAATTCTTGTTAGAAAATTGGAAAGTTGAAAATGTGCACGAAACTGAAAAGACAATTTCAAAAACCTTAGATTTAAAAGTTAAAGATTTAAAAAAACAAGAAACTTATTTCAGAATCAACAAACTTTTACTTTATAGTCTATTCGTTAATGACGAAAGATTTAATTCGAATTATAAAAATATTGAACGACTAAATAAAAATGATGTATTAAATTTACTTTCGAAAATTTACCAAGAAACAGACAAAAAAATAGAAATGCTTAAAACATTAATAATGTTTAAAAGCTTTATGAAATTGGAGGAATTAAAAAATGATTAATTCGGTAACGTTAAGTGGTCGCTTAGCAAAAGAAGTTAAATATCAAGTAACAACAAGTGGTGTACAGGTAGCAAGGTTTACGCTTGCAGTACAAAGAAGTTTTAAAGACAAAAACGGCGAGTATCAAGCTGATTTTATAAATGTTATAGGTTTTAAAGGTACGGCGCAAATTGCGAATGACCGTTTGAACAAAGGCGATTTATGTAATATTCATGGACGTATGCAAACAAGACAATTCGAAAACAAAGAAGGTCAAATGGTGTATTTAACAGAAGTAGTTACAGACAACATTCAGTTAATCAATACAGGTAGAAATAACCAAGAATCACAACAGCAAAACAACTTTAACAATCAACAACCACAACAACAGCGAGGACAAGCGCAAAATAATTGGCAACAGCAAAACAACCAAGCAGAAGGTAATCAACAACAAGGAAACCCTTTTGCTAATGCTAATGGTCCAATTGATATACAAGATGACGATTTACCGTTCTAAATTAAAAATACAAAATATATAAAATGAAATAAAAGGAGTAAGAACAATGAACATAGACTTAGTAAAGGAATTAACGGAAGAACAAAAAGCACTAATGAAACATAACAGCGTAACAAACAAGATGTTTAACAAACGAATTAATCAAGGTTGGTCACTAGAAGAAACAATATCATTACCAAGAACTTTCAAAATGGCAAACGACGGATTAATTTATAAGCAACTGAATGTTAAAGGTAATTTATACCACCTTTCAAGTGAACAGTATTTGCATTTAGTAGAAATTGGCGTTGATTTAAACCGAATTTATACACGCATTGCGAAAGGGGAGCCTTTTGAAGTTGCGATAAAAAGAAAAGTAAGTGAGAACATAGAAGATTTTGAAGAACGATTGTTTATCGAAGAATATAACGAAAATAAAAAACAGAATGTAACCAAAGCAAAAGAGTTAAGAAATGATACTAAACAAGACAAAGCTCAAAAAGTAAAATTTAGTAAGTATTGGAAAGTCACATATAACCAAATGATGAAACAATTCTAGGAGGTCAACAAATGAGTTTACAAGTTGAAACAATAAGTGGATATACGGACAACATGGCAGACTTTGAAAATTTGTTAAATGATTTTATAAGTAGTCATTCGATAATCTATCCAATCGACTATAAAAGCGTTAGTCCACAAAATGACGCACCACAGATAATAGCGCTAGTCACATATGAAACGAATAACGAGCAATGGCAAGATATTTTTAATCAAGTTAAAGACTATGATTATAACGAATTGTTAACAGCCGTATTAAAATTAAGCAACGTAAATTTTTCAACAGACACGATAGGTAATATAGTCACACGATATACAGACCCAACGGAATCAATTACAAGTGATTTGGCAAAGTTACACGATGTACAAATCGAATTTGATAAAGATTTAGACGGGGAGGTATAACATTGAAATTTTACCTTTACGACCATTCAAGAAACAAAGTAGCGACAGTTATAAAAGTAAATGCTATTGATTTCCATTTGAAAGGACACACAGGCACGAATATAAGCTACAAAGATGAAATGTTAACCGAACATCAACTGGAAGAATTCAAACGAAATTTCGACGTTGTAAGCGAATATGAATTAGGACAAATAAGTTTAGATGATTTATTGCAATATTGAGTAACGTAATAAGTTTCTTTGTAACGTTAGGAGGTTTATATGTACTTAAAAACACATGAGCTGATACAAGAACAAGAAGTTTGGTTTGTTAAGAAAGGTCATTCGCAATCACATTTTGGGGTTGTGGACGACCTAATATATAACGACGGCGACTGTACGGCAGTAATTAGAATTGGAAGAATCAAAGTAGAAATTAACGACAACTTTATTATCTTTGATAACAATTTAAAAAGCGTAGAGGGGTAATAAAATGATTGAAAAAGTTTGTAATAAAGATAAAGCATTGGAAGTAGGTATAAACGACGTAGCATATATAGAGTTTTTCAAACGTGAAACAGGAAACATTGATATGTTCTTAGGCAAAGACAGAAACAGCAACACACGAGCAATTGAAGGTTTTTTCATTGGCGATTATGAAATTGAATACAATCGTGAGGTACCAAAAGTAGAAGATTATAAACAAAATGAAATAGAACAATTAGATTTATTTAGTTTTATGTAAGGAGGTTTAGACATGGCATACAAACCAAAACGTGAATACGTGATTTATAAAGGCGATGAAGTAATTTGTGGGGGTACAGCAAAAGAAGTAATGGAAAAGTTGAATATTAAATCAAGTACATTATAAAGGGTCGAAAAATAGACAATGGCAACCCGTTCGAAATAGTTAATGGCAAAAAGTACCAAATCAATAAAGGCGACAAGTTAGCTCAATTGGTTATTGTTCCGATATGGACGCCGGAATTACAGAAAGTAGATGAATTTAGCAATGAAACAGCAAGAGGGCAAAACGGTTTCGGGTCAACAGGAATCTAAAGATATATACGAAAAAGTAAAAGAGGTGCTAGGTAAATGACAGGTGTTATAAAAAGACAATTAGACGAAATACAAGACAAAGACGCATTTATTAAATGGTTGGTTAATATGCACTTTGTACAATCTTTAAAGCTAGAAACTGAATCACATGGCAATGTAGCAGAAATTGAAAGACAGCAAGTTAAAAGTAAGGCAGACGAGTTATTAAAGGAGTCTAAAGATGATTAACAAAGCGAGAAAAAACCGATAGAAATTGAGTTTGTAGAGTACACAAACAGTACAAACATTGTCGATTTATACGATTGGTCTAACGACCAAATCGAATTAGTTTTTGAAAATGATACATTACAAAAGCATTTGTATGTAAATACACTAGAAGGCGACATGTTAGTTAATGCAGGCGATTATATCATTAAGGGGATTAATGGCGAAGTTTACCCATGTAAGCCGGATATATTCCACAAAACATATGAAGTGGTTTGATTAGGGGGCAACAATGAAATATTTAGTTAAGAAAACAGAACACGATACAGGCGAAGTATTTGCAGATGCGAAGAAAGTAAAAGAGAATGAAAGTTATATGATTGTCGAGGCTGAAAATTCAGTAGAATTAAAAGCTAAATTGGATATGCAACAATTTGGAAATAATATAAAATATTATGCAGATAAGTTGAATGAAGTTTCAAAAAGAATGAAAAGAGGAGGGTAAACATGTTAAACGTTTTGATTTACGTTGTGGGCGCTATAGCATTTGCTTTCTTGTTGTACCAAACAATCAAATTTGCACAAGAACTTAGGGCAACATATAAAAAGGGTTATATAAAAGTAGTAGTAACGTTCACAATTGCATTAGTTTGCGTATGGTTGCTTTATATTGGCGCTATGATGTGCCTTATAATGGATAATTAGATTAAGGATAAAGAGGGATTGTAATTATGGAAAAAAATAAGTATCAAATTATACAAGGGCTATGTAAATATAAAGGTATCACAATTGCATATTTAGAAAGAGAATTAGGTTTATCAAACGGACAGATTAAGCGTTGGAAAGATAGTGCCCCTAGCGTTGATAACGTCTGAAAAGTTGCTGAATATTTTAATGTGTCTATTGAATATCTTATAGGTAAAGAAAATAATAACGATAACTATATACTACCAAGCATGACTGATGATATGTTTGAAGTAGTAGGGAAAATGCAAGATATGACAAAGGAACAACAAAAGCAAGTGAGAGATATTGTTAATGTATTAGACAGAAAATAAAGGAATAGATAACTATTCCTTTTCATTTTGTTCAAGTTTAATTTCGTGTTTGTTTTTAGCCTCAACAAGCACCCAAGCAATAATAAAATGTAAAACGTGAATGAGAATTAAAAATTTAATTGGTATAACACCTTGGTAAACAATTGAGTACATGGAATAACCACCATCAATACCGAAAGCTATTCTTTCATTCCATTTTATAGCGTAATCGAATAATGGAGTATAATCTTTAATTACTTCTTTGTTAGATGTATTTATTTTATAGGTGTCGCTTGTTGTATCTAACCTAATTTTTGAAATGGATACACTATCAATTACAGATTGTTGTATTGTTTTTGAAAAGTTGTATTGTTGAAAGACTTGGTTTGAAAGTTGTTGTATATCATTTTTACTTATAATATCACTTACTTTAGGCGCTAATTTCATAGGCTTTACCAACGATTCTATGTCGATAGTACTAGCGATTTTGAAATTTCCAAGTAATTCTTCTTTATCCATTTGTAATGCTTTTTTTCGTTGCTGATTCAATTCTCTAAAGTCTATGCCTTTAGTTTTTTTTACCAAATCTTTAATATCTTCCGAACTAAATATCATTTGTGAGTTGTTTTTGCTATTCAAAATAATATCCCCTTTATATTAATATATTTCTACCTAATTTATACCATAAACACATGACATTTAAATAACAAAATAAAAGGAGTGAAGATAAATTGAATAATAATCTTAGTGAAAACGAAAATAAGGTAATAAACATTATTGTAGCAATCGTAATGGTTGCCCTAGCATTATTTATAGTATCGGTTTTGGGTGCCGGTGCATATTGGTTATGGGATATGCTATTATGAAATTAATATTAACTGTTTAAATATCACGAATATTTATTGTCTATAAAACTAAAAAAAGCACACATACTATATAAGAAGGATATAGAGGTCATTTAACCTAAAATTGCATAACAAGTAGATGTTGCCAATTATTCTTTATATTACGGCTTATGTGTTGCTGGTATATCCATTGATTAATAGTGTGATTACAACACAAAAAGGCATTGAACATAAAGACGAAAAAGAAATAGCATTTGGAATATTTTTATTTGCAGTTACTTTAATTATTTATATGGTCGTCACAATGTATTTGTTAATTGACACAACGGTGTTCTAACAAGTATTTTTTATTAGACTTGAGTAACGTAATACGTTAGTATATTGAATAGGTCGCTCAAACCTAACTTTTATATTTATTCAAATTTAATACTCCCACTTAGCAGTTTAACAACGGTTTGCATATAGACAGACCGTTGTTTTTTATTTGTAATAAATAACGTTATACGTTATATTAAATATACGCTTATATTATTCCTTGTACTTTTTACTTACATTAATACCAATAAGAACGGTTTATGTATAAATCAACGCAATACTATATTATGTGTTACTAAACAACGTCAATAAAAGGCGTTGTTTTTTTATTGCATTTGAGTTGAAAAATAACGCAATACGTTATAATATATATTTATAGATTATTTCATCTATACCTTTCTTAGTATTTTTTAGTTTGAGTTTTTCGTATATTTGTTTCCTTATATTTTTAAAGTTTTTGTTTTACTTTTAATTACAGACGTAATTTAAAGCTATGTTTACAAACTCCTTTATTTATTAAGTATGAACTTTTAACCATTGATTAATTTCAATGGTTTTTTTGTTTATATACCATGAAATATACTTTTAGAACTGGTATAATAAATATACAAGTAACATAATACGTTATAAATGTGAAAGAGGGATAGCATGAAAAAATTCATTTTAAAATTAACACGTGCATTTCTGGTTATATCTATTTGGGAATGTTCGAAAACGATATATCAATTTACTAAAGGTTATATGAATTACAAACCAAAAGCACACGTTAAAGATACTTACGAAAGACCGGACAGTTATTTATTTAAAGTTAAGTAACGGATTAAGAAACACGTACTTTGGAGGCGTTACAATGCACATCAACTATGAGAATTTAAACTTCCAAGATGAACACATAAGTGAAGAATCAAACGATAGATATTTCATGTACTCAATACCCGGCGAGCCTAGTTTGGTAATGATAAATGAAAATGACGAGATTATAGGCGGTTGGGAAGTTAAGAACTTAAATATTGTGCCAATACATGTTGGTACACCGTCGTTTCATAATTTGACTGATTTATTACAAAGAAAAGAAGTAATCATAAATGACTAATACAATATACAAGAATAGAGGGGCTTTCTTAGAAAAAGTAATAGAGAAGTCCAACAACCAATATTTAGAACGTGGTTTAGCATTGATAGACAAGATACCAACACCAATGAGTGGTAACACACGAAAGAATACATTTCGCTATACAAAGAAAAGTACAGTTGATTTTACAGGTGTAACACAAGGTCAATTTGTTTCATTTGATGCTAAACAATGTAATACACCTAGATTTGATTTTAGTAGATTACAAGAGCATCAAGAAAGCTATTTAAAGAACGCACATAAGCAAAAAGGCTTAGCGTTTATATTAATACTATTCACTAAAGAAAACGAACTGTATAAGCTAACAATAAGCGAATACGAGTATTTAAAAGAAAACATGGAACGGAAATCAATTCCGTTAAATTGGTTTAGAGAAAATAAAACACAAATTAAAAGCAAAAACGGTATTTATTACGATTATCTAAATATCGCATAACAAATGAAAAGTGGGTGCTATATTGATATACGAACCAAAGCAAGTTATTAATATGCTTAAAACATACAATGATGATGTTCACACATTGCATTGTTTAGTAGAAGAATATAACGACAGCATGGAACCGGGCGCCGGTGCAATGGCATACGGTACTGATGCAACAATGCCAAAGGGTAATGGTGTTAGCGACCCAACATTTAGAAAAGCTAAACAATTAATGAAAAACAATAATGTGATTCATAATTTAGAACAGAAAATAGCGTTTATAGACAATAACGCATACAAGCTACACAAAGACCAACATATCATTGTATTTGCTTTGAGAATACAAGGGCATACTTGCCAATACATCGCCGGTACATTAAGGGTACAACGTACTAGAGTACAAAACATTATTAACGAGATAGCTCAAGTTATGTGTAAATCAGATGAAGAATATAAGCAGTATAAAGAAAAGCATGATATTGCTTAATAATAAGTGACGTAAATTACACATTATGCACATGTGGTAGTTATTTAAAACAGGTGGTAAAATCAATTAAGAACATCTACAAGTGGTGTTCTAAATGTTTTTCTTTGTTTGCTTTTTTCTTTTTGTTTATTTTGTTTAAAACGTCACTTTTAATTAAGTGGCGTTTATTTTTTACCGTATTTTAATTAAGGAGGTGGAACAATGGCAAGACGTGTAAGAATTGAAGATTGGTTAAAAGAAGAAAATTTAATACGTGTACAAGGTTGGGCGAGGGACGGACTAACAATGGAACAGATAGCCCATAACATAGGAATAGTTAAGTCAACATTGTACAAATGGATTGAAAAGAGCAAAGACTTTTCGGACGCCTTAAAAGTAAGTAGAGATAGTGCAGACAGGCAAGTAGAGAACGCTTTGTTTAAAAACGCACTAGGCTTTAAATATATAGAACAACAGTTAACAGATACAGGCGAAGTAGTAGATGTAGAGAAATACGCAAAGCCTAATACAACAGCACAAATATTTTGGCTTAAAAACCGTAAGCAAGAAGTATGGCGAGAGAAACAAAATATTGAACACGCCGGTGGCATAGAACAGAAAGTTGATTTATCGGGATTAAGCGATAAAGATATAGAAAAATTAGCGAATATGAGTGATGAAGAATGACGATGACAGCAGAACAAAAGAAGTTAATTATACGAGAGGCAAGACGTGAAAGCGCAAGGCGTAGTTATCGCAGTTATGTTAAATCGGCGCATCATGGAAACTTTGAACATTACGCACACACTGATTTAATATGTGATTATTTGCAACGTATAGCAGACGGCGAGCAAATGCACTTAATGATTGAAATGCCACCCCGTCATGGTAAATCAATGACTGTTACCGAAACGTTTCCGTCGTACTTCTTAATGAAAAACCCTACAAAAAGAGTTATTACATCGGCTTATTCCGAAGGTTTAGCCCGTAAATTTGGTAGATTAAACCGTAACAAGTTTGAAGAATTTTCGAGTGATTTATTTAATCTTGGTTTATCGGCTGATAACAACAGTACAACCGATTGGGGTTTAGCAGATTACAACGGTGGCATGATTGCTACAGGTATTGGCGGTAGTATTACCGGACAAGGTGCCGACTTAATGATAATTGATGACCCTATTAAAAACTCAAAAGAGGCACAAAGTAAAACAATACGTGAGAACATTTGGGACGAATGGGAAAGCACTTTATCTACACGTTTACACGACGGCGCAAGCGTTATAGTTATTATGACCCGTTGGCACCAAGATGATTTTATAGGGCGTTTATTAGAGCAATCGCCTTATAATTGGAACCGTTTAAGGTTGCCGGCAATTGCAGAAGATGACGACGATTTATTAAATCGTGAAGTAGGCGAACCATTATGTAGAGAATTAGGCTTTGATGAAGAATGGGCAGACCTTAAAAAACGTGAGGTAGGTTCGAGAACGTGGGCATCATTATATCAACAAAGACCGTCGCCGGCACAAGGTACCATATTCAAACGTGAATGGGTACAATACTATGATAGAGTGCCACCACAACATGATGATATGTTAGTAAGTTGGGACTTTACCTTTAAAGATAGTGAATCAAGCGACTATGCAGTCGGGCAAGTGTGGATTAAGAAGGGTGCAGACTTTTATTTAATCGACCAAATACGGGCAAAAATGGACTTTACACAAAGCGTTAGAGCAGTAGAAAGCATGAAGAATAAATATCCTAAATGTAGAAAGATATTGATTGAGGATAAGGCAAATGGTCCGGCAATCATTACAACATTAAAACAAAAGATTAGTGGCATCATACCTATCACACCAAGAGAAAGTAAGGTAGCAAGGGCATACGCCGTAACGCCATTCTTTGAGGCGGGTAATGTATTTGTTGGTAAGAAGGTTCCTAGTGTTGATGATTTCATTGATGAACTAACAATGTTTGATAACGCAGTACATGACGATACCATAGATGCTATGACACAAGCGTTAAACTACTTTGCATCTAAACCAACGGCTAGTGTGATAACGGGTAACGCATGGTAATATATAACGTATTAGGTTAATAGATAACCTAAATAGAATTAAGGAGGTACACAATGCAATTTAGAAATCAAGATAACACATGGGTTAAGTTTGATAAAGAAGTCATTAAACAAGTACATGACGATATGTATTACTACAGGGGGTTATACGAGGGTAGACACCACGAGTTGTTTCCACGTGCAATTAACCTAATCGAACAAGGCGAGATTATCGACGTGTACAGCACACAAAATGAAGTAGCATCAAAGAACGTTCGCACACCTTACCTAATGATTAACATTAGTCGTGTGATAGTTGATTTACCTAGTATGCTTGTAGCACGTACACTTAACGGAATTAAGACCAATTACCCAAGTGATAGTTTAGCCCAAGACGATATGTTAAACAACACACAACAAGCTACAGTAAGCACACAAGGACAACAACAAGAACAGTTTATTGAACAAACAGAAACAAACGACTTTAACGGTCAAACAACAGACAAGCAACAGGAAGTTATAGACCAAATTAAAAAGAATAGTAATATCAATCACACTATGAATCTAAACCAATTACAAATTGACGGTGGAATCGTAGCCGTACCAATGATTAAGAACGGCAAAATAGCAATTGATATTAAAGAACGTAACGTTTACTTTCCACATGATGACGGATTAGGCGTTGATTTGGTATATGAGTTGGAACCAACACAACAAGAAGAAGAAAAAGGTTTTAGATATGTACACGTTTACACTGAAAGAGAAAGTGAAGATGCTATTGAAACGCTAGATAGATTATATAAATCTAACGATGAAAACAATCTTGTGTTAGTTGAAGAACCGGAATTAATCCAAGAGAAACTACAAATTGATTTAGCAGACGCACACAAAGTGTTTAGTGGACGACAAAGAACGTTTGTAAGTTACCTAGCGAACGACCCAACGTTTACGAATAAACTAGGCAATTCGGCTTTACGTGGTATATCCGGTAAGCAAGAAGAAATAAATTGGACGGTAACACGTACAGCGCAAACATTCGAGCGTAACGGAAAGCCTAGAATATCTATACCAAAAGGAACAATGGAACAGCTTAAAGCAATTGCGCAAGAAAAATACGACGATGAAAACAAGATAGACCACAGGGACTTAGAAGTAACTGAAATAGATGAAAACGGTCAATCAATGCAAATACACCAAATCGACACAAGTAAGATTGGCGATATGGATTATGTAAAAGATATTATTCGTATGATGTTAGCAGAAACGCAAACGTCCGAAAGCGCTATTGAGTTAGTTAAACAACAAAGCGGTGGCACGCAATCCGGCATTGCTAAATTCTATGACTTAATGTTATCTGTAATCAAATCCGAAAAGATTCGTGATGAATATGTAGAGTTTCTACAAAATGCCTTTGAATCGGCGTTATGGTTTGCAAACGATAAAGACAATGAAATCATTATCGAAAGACCTAATATCATTGTTAAAGATATGTTACCAAAACCACAAGAAGAAGTTAGCACCGAGAACATAGCGAAATATAACGCCGGTGTACAATCATTAGAAGAAACAATAAGACGTATCAATCCGGAAAAATCGGAAGAATGGGTACGAGAAGAAATTGAACGTATACAAAGCAATCAGACGCAAAGTGATAGCATGAGTTTAGATTTAGGTAATCAAACGCTACAAAACTTCATGAATAATCGTGATGACAACGGCAACCCACTTGATGAAATGGGTAATCCTATTGAACAAAATACAAATACATCAACATTGAATGAGTAGGTGTTATAAATGGCATTAACACCGGAACAGGTTAAGAAGTTATCACAGTTTTTACAGAATCAAATTAAAGAATTAGTAAGTGGTGTTAACATCGAAAGCGATAAGGACACACAACGCATGTATATGGCTATAGAAAAGTTATTTGATAACATAGGGTCAAGCGTACAACAAGAAGTGCCACAAACGATATACGAGCAATACGCAAATGGTTTATCTAACGCACAACAACAATTAATCGATGTAGGATTAATTACAAGTAACGGCGCATTTAATGTGCAAAATGCAATTGCCCAAGAGTTTGTTCATACAGACGCTATAACATCAATCGTCACTGATACTATGCAAGACTTAGCAAGTGCATTTAGGACAGCTAAACAATATTCTAAAAAGAATGTGGACGTTGCAGTAAAAGATGTACAAGAAGAAATAGCAAAAGGTTTAATGGTTGGCATGACTAATAAGCAGATGTCACAAAGAGTTGCTAGAAAGTTTGGCGAACAGGGTATGACTTCATTCGTTACAGTAGACGGCAAACATTTGCCATTGGACTTTTACGCCGAAACAGTAGTAAGAACAAAAACACAAACGGCATATAATCATAGTCATTTAAACAGGTATGCCGAAGATGATATAAAACATGTAACTGTAACGGGGAACATTCCAACATGCGGGGAATGTGTAAGATATAGAGGGCATGTATTCGCTACTGAACGTGGCGACCAATTCCCATATATCAATTTATATACAACGTTTCCTAAACACCCTAATTGTCAATGTAACTTTAGACCGTACATCATAGACTTTAAAAGTGACGATGAAGTTAAAAGAGATTTGGAACATTCAAAAACATTTGATGAATCTACAGACAATCGAACACAGGCAGAAAAGGAACGATACAACACAGACCAAAAGGCAAAGGCTAAAGCAAGACGTAATAGCCTTTCGTATAACAAGATGCGTAACCGTTTAGGTAGTGACGGACCGCAGACGTTCCAAGAATACCTACAGGTTAAGACGAATGACAAACCTAAATATCATGAATGGGTAGCGCAGATGAAAAAAGTCTATGACCCTAACAAAACATCAGATGAAACACAAAGCGCACAGGAAGAACACACAAGCGCAAACAATGTATCTGATACAAATATTCAAGATGATAATAAACAAGCCGAAAACGATACTCAAAATGCAACACAAGATAATAATTCATTTGAACCTATCGAAACATTAGACGAATTAATAGATTTAGTGCCAACTTTATCAGAAACAATTGATAATACATTTGGAACTAATTTTGCAGATGCACCAAAAAATGAACTTAAATTTGAACTTGATGATTTTGATAAAGAAAACAAAATACCGTTCGACAGAAAATCACAGGAAGTTATTTCCGAAATGTTTGGATATAATGAGTTGCCACAGTTAATTACACAAGATGAATTTGATAAATTAGACGAAAGTAATAAATTAATGCGTGGGCTTGCTGATTTTGGCGATACATCGGCAAGTGAATTAATAGAACAATACAAGACCGGCGAACATTATATAGGTCGTGGAATATTTGGGCATGGTACTTATACAGCAGTAATGACCGAAGAAAATAAAGAAGTTGTTTTATCACGTTACGCTAAAGACAACGCAAGCAATATAATGAATATGAAAATTAACGATGATGCTAACGTAATAAATAAAAAAGATTTGAACAAGATTAAAAAAGAATGGGAAATGGATATTAAATTATCCGATTTAGATAATAATACAAAAGATTTATTAAAAGGTATTACAAGAAATTCTTCAAACTTAGCCGTTATGTTAGGCTATGACGTGTTGTTTATTGAAGGGCAACAATATTATGTATTATTAAATCGTGGGAAAGTGAGTGTTGTAAATGACTAGAGAAACACAAACGTTTTGGTTAGACAAAATATTAGCGTTAGCAATTGAACGTTATAACACAGCGCAATCATTTGATAACAAACAAAGTTTTGATGATGTAGTCGAGGCATACGCAGACAATGACCCGTTAGAACATATATTTATGTTAATGCCTAATGATTTATATAAATATGTAGATGATGCCGACAAAGATATAGCGAATGAATACAATAAAAACACAGAAGATTACACACCATATATGAATTAAATACAGTGGCACAAGTGACGTATATAACATGGTTTGCTATAAAGTAACGTTATACGATACAATGTAACTTGCAACGAAAGTTGTAGTCATTATATATCCCTCATGTATTTGGCGAACATAAATTTTGAAGGTACACATCAATAAAAGGTGTGTGCCTTTTTTGTTTACCTTATACGTGATTCGTAGGCGTTACGTTACAACGCTAATCCTAATCGGTGTCGCACACCGTAGAAAAAAACGTAAGGAGGAATTGTAAATGAGTTTTACAAGAGAAGAATTAAGAGGCATCGGAATTGACGATGATAAGATTGAAGGTGTCATGTCACTACATGGGCAAGAAATACAAAGTTTTAAAGATAAAGTAAGTCAAAAAGATTCTAAACTTAAAGAGTTACAAACTACTGTTGATTCTTACAAAGAGGACAACGAACAAAAAGATAATGAATTAAAAGACTTACAAGAGAAAGCAAAAAACGGCGATGACTTGCAACAAACTATTAGTGACTTACGACAAGCGAATCAAGAAAAAGAAGAACAACGCCAAAAAGAAGTTAAAGAATTAAACTTCAATCACAGTTTAGAAAATAAATTACGTGATGTTGGCGCACGTAACATTAAGGCGGTTAGGGCATTACTTGAATCAGATAACCTTAAATTCAACGATGAAGATAACGAGGTTATAGGATTACAAGACCAACTAGAAAAATTACGTGAATCAGATTCTTATTTATTCGTTGAAACTTCAAATACCGATGACCCGGCTCAAAGCTCACAACAGCAACAAGCCCAATCACAATCAAACAGTTATAACCCCGGTACTAAACAAGGCAATAACGGTTTCAATAACAGTGACGAGGCAATCGGGAAAAGTAATGCACAAAGATTATTAGGTAAGGAGGAATAACCAATGAATTTAAAACCAAAAACATACAAAACATTTGGTAAATCAGTTGAGTTTTTACGTGACGGCAAGAACGTTGAATATACTGTAGGTAATCCTACTTTAGACGGTTCAACATTCACAGAAGTAACAGAAGTGCCAAATGGTACGGCTATTTTCCGTAATGAAGAAACAGGTTTATTTGAACTTGTAACAGGAAGTACACCGGCAACAATGAAAGGTGCAGTATTAACAGCGAACGATGTAACAGTAGAGCCTAACGAAAACGAAATCGTTAGTGCAGTACGCAAAGCATCAGTTATTGAGGCACGTTGTAAAGGTGTTACAGATAACTTTAAACAAGCGTCACAAGGTCGCTTAGTATTCGATATTTAAGATTATTTACATCATAAGGAGGATTATTAATGGTATTAGAAGATAAACGCTTACAACAACCGAGTTTAAAATCGTTTGTTAAAGAGGCTGATAAATTACGTTCACAAGATACGCCGAATCAGTACCCTTTAGCGAGCGCATACCCAGTTGAAGAAGTAGAAGAAATTGAAAATGTTTACAACATTGTAGAGCAACAAATTAATGCGTCGGCATCAATTACAGGTTTTAATGCAGGCGCACCAATTAGAAACAAAGGGCAAGGCAAACAAGCAATTGCAAGCCTTACTAAAATTCAAAACGCTAATTTCTTAGATGAAATTGAAATGTATCATTACAGAAACCCACGTAATGACGCAGAACGTCAAAAAATCGTTGACGGTGTGTTAATTGATACTAACGAATTATCAGTATCAGTTGATGACACAGTAGAGTATATCCGTTCTCAAATGGCTTACAATGGTCGTGTAGACTATGCAGACCCAATGACGCAAACACGTTTAACTTTCGACTTAGACCGTCCGGAAGGAAACAACATTACAGTAGCGAACGAATGGGGAACGGAACAAGGCGCACCAATTACAGATTTACAAAACGCCGTTAAGCAATTCCAAAAAACTAATGGTCGTAAGAAACCGGAAGTTATTAACATGAACTCAACAACTTACAACAAGTTAGTTAGTTCCGGACAAATCAAAACAGAATTATTTAACGACACAAACAGCCCACGCATTGTTAAAGATGACGACGTTATAGCGTTATTCAATTCTGTTAAGTTGCCACCAATCGTTATTGATGACACAGAAACGGCGATTGAAAATGAAGTTGGCGAAATTGAAACGCACGAACACTTAGCAGACGACAAAGTAGTATTACGTTCATCTGTATTAGGTTCTACTATGAGTGGACCAAGTGTTGAAAACAATTTCGAAAAAGGCAAATTTGTTATTACTGTAATTGACAAAGACCCAGTAACAGAAAAAACAATTGTAGGACAAGTTGTTATGCCAGTTACTAAAAACGTTAACGGTACAGTTTACTTAGATGTAGCGCCAACAAGTGGTGGAACTACAGACGGTGGAAGTACAGGCGACGAAACAACAGCATAATTAATTAGAGGTGTTTTATGATGAAGAAATGTAGAGTTATACAAGGCTCAATATCACATCATAAATCATTAGTTAGCACAGGCGATTATATTAATCTAAACGATGATGAATATAGTCGCCTTAATCATTTGGTGGAGGTTGTCGAAGAATCAGACGATGAAACACCGAGTGATAAAAATAGTGTTGACTATGAATCAATGACAGTTAAAGAGCTACAGCAACTAGCAAAAGATAATAATATCGAAGTTGGTCGTAAGGCTAAAAAATCAGATTATATTAATGCTTTAAAAGAATTAGAATCGTGAGGTGTAAGGTATGGAAATAAACGAACAAGAAGTTAAAAGTTATTTATTAAAACTACCCACACCGGATTATTTCGACGACTTAACAGAAGATGCACTTACAAAGCATATATTTAGCGCACAGGAACAAATTAACGATTTCCTAACCAACTATCCTAATGTAGATTTATCAAAGCGTATGATAGCCCTACAGACTTTATACAACGTTGAATCAGAGTATGAAGGCATAGCGATGTTGAAAAGACAGGGAATCACTGATTATACTGTCAAAGATGTGAAAGCCGTATTAGAACAAGACGAAATATTAAGCCCTAACGTTGTTTCTATTATTGAAAAGGAACACGAGAAAAACGGTACACCGAAAACAACAATGCGAGTAGGTAGGTTAATATGATTCCACCAATGCGACAAAGCGTTACAATGTCTGTACCAATACTTGATGAAAACGGTAATGAAAGTTACAACGATTACGGACAGCCGTTAACTGATACATCAACATTCAAATGTCGTGTTAATGAACACGCTGAATTACAAAGAAGTAAAACCTTTGTATATGATGACGCAGTAGACGAAGTAGACGTAATGCACAATGTACCGGTTCAAACAGGTGTTCAAGTTGAGTACACGACAAGACGTGGAACAGTTAAGACGGGTACCGTTAAAAGTTATACGGAAACTACTAATTTATCGGCAAGTAGAACTTATTTTAGAACGTTGATTATCAATGGCAAATAAACATTTTGGTATCAATAACCAAGATACACAAAGTTTTATTGCCAAGATGAAAACGGCTGATAAAGAATTAGTTACCAATATGATTAAAAAGGCAAATAGAGTAGGCTACCAAGTTGAGGCAGATGCGAAAGCATTGGCACCAAGAGATACGGGGCAGTTAGAACAATCAATAAGAAGTACCGGCGCAAAATATGCAAACGGTCAATTATCATTATCTGTTGGTTCGCCGTTAGTTTATGCGTTGCGTAGACACGAAGAACCGGCAAGAAAAGGCATATACAATAAATACGCTAGGGGCGTTACTTATACCGATTATTATTACAACGGACGGGGCGAGTTAACACGTGCTAAACCTAACGTAGGTAGTTTTGAACCGGGTAGAAAATACTTAACCAATGCAAAACTACTTAATCAAAATAGGTGGCGCACTCAATTGGCTAACGTCGTTACTGAAACTTATGGAGGTTAAACATGATAGAACAAGCGATAATGAATTATTTAAAATCGAACATACAAACAGATATGTTAATTTCTATGAATTTCACTACACGTAACGATAATACGATTGTTGTTTATAGCGACCCCGGAGAACCGCCGAGCATGTATGAAGGTCAATTGATAAGACCACGTTATCAAATAATCGTTAAGTCGTCTGATTTTGCTAAAGCAAATGATGTAGCAATAGAGATTTACGAGGCATTACACCAACATAGGTATGACACTATGACAGTTAGTTATAAGACACGTGAAATTGATTACAATGTGTTTTCAATAGACGGGTTGCACCTACCGGCAAGGTTGGGTGTAGATGAAGATAACATCATGTCATATAGTTTAAATTTTGAAACACAAATCAAGAAAGCAAGCGAGCGCAAAAAATAGCGTTCGCTTTTTTAATGCAAATTAGGAGGCAAAAGGAATGACACAACAAAAAGTATTTCCATTCGCTGATAAAGGCGACCATATTAAATTAAACTTACAGCACTTTGCACAGGCTACACGTCGTGGCGATGATGAAATTATATTCGGTATTTCGGATATTATCATTGGCGAAGGCGACGATATTATTAAATTCGACGGTAAAAACGGCGATAAAGATAGTTACTTACAAGCCGAAGGTGGTTCAGTATCATTTGAACCAGAACTTGAAGATGTGGTAATTGCCGATTACGGTAACAGCCCATACGACCAACGTTCAACAGGTTATAACGTAACAGTAAGTATTGTGTCGGCACAACAGACAATTGATATGCTATTACTTGCCATTGCCGGTACTGATACTGTAGACGAAAACGGTAAAATTACAGGTGTAGCAGATGCACCATTAGGCGCATCAAACCGTAAGAACGCTAAACCGGTACGCATTCATAGACGTGCAGACGGCGACAATCACGACAACGATATTAACATTTACAAAGCCGGCGCAAACGATGAAGTAGAAATTTCAAGCGCAAACGAACAAGGTTCACTTGAAATCTCAATGAGTGCATACCCACGTGATAACGCAAACCCTAGCCGTAAAGGTAATTATTTCTTTACAGGTGCAGTTGACCCTAACGGTATCTTGCCTAAATGGGACGCATTATTAAATGGCGACAGCTCAAACACAGATAACACATTAGTTTCAAGCATTGCATTTAATAGCGAATCACAAACGTTAGCAGTTGACGAAACAGTAACATTACAACCAACAGTACAACCGGCGGGCGCAGTAGATAAATCATTAACTTACGCATCAAGCGATGAATCAATCGCAACTGTAGATAACGCCGGTGTAGTTACAGCAGTAGCAACAGGCGAGGCGACAATTACAGCAACAGCAAACGACGGTAGCGACGTGACGGCAACAGTAACAGTTACAGTTTCATAATAGTTTCAAGAGTTATAAGGTAGTCAAATTGGCTACCTTTTTTATTTTTCAAAAACAATATTTTAAGCAAAACAAACAATTATCGGAGGAATTTTAAATGACTAAAGTAAATATTCAATTATTCGACCAAGACAAACAAGGTAACTTACACGAAACAGACCAATCAAAAGCAGTAGAAATTAAAGCGATTAGACCCGGACAATTAGGCGCAATCGCAAAAGTTGTTAATGCTATCCAAAAAGATTTACAAGATAACAAAGAATTTCAAGATACAGTGATTAAACTATTCGGTCAATACACAGAAGGCTTTGATATTGAAGATTTAATTCGTAGTGAAGATTTTAATGTTTTCGATGTTTTATCGGCGTTTGGTTTCTTAATCGAAACAGTACCGGAAAGAACAATTGAATTGACGAGCGTCGCAAGTGGTATTGATAGCGCTTATTTAGAAGTGCAAGAAATGGATACGTTCTTTGAAGTTATTGAGGCAGTAGTAGAAGTTAACGATATTGAAAAAATTATCAAACGTGTTAAATCACTTATGGATAAAGTGGGAAAGGCACTGAACTTCAACAAGGAAACAAAACAAACAACAAGCAAGAAACAATAACAGTCGAAGATAGTTTAGTATATACGCTTAGTCCAATCGTTGGTGGTCGTGAACAAGTCATAGACGCACCGGCGGTTGATTTACTAGGTTATTTATTGATTCACTTTGAAACCTTAGAGCAAGAGGCAAACACAGAAAAACAACGCTTGTATCTTAACCACTTATCACGTATGCACGCAAACCCACAAGACAAGAACCAAGCAAAAGCAAATAAAAAATTCATGAAGAACATTGAACCCGGTCAAGATACATCGACTGGAAGTAAAACAGCACGTTCAAATGAAGAATTAGAGTGGGATAATATCGACAAGTTAAAACGAATCGAAAATTCATAGCGTTATACAACAAGTGGTAAGAAAGGAGGGAAAAAGTGAATGGCTGAAATGGATAAAGTTAATGTAAAGTTTAATGCTGATGTAACGAAGTTTACAAGAGCCGTAGACCGCATGGAAAACAAGATGCGAGAGTTTGACAATAAGACAACATCAACTGAAAAGAACGTTAATAAACGTTTTGATATGATGAACACATCGGTTTCTAAAGTTGATAAATCAATGGCTGAAATGGGCGATGACGTAGATTTAAGCAATATTAAATCAGAGTTAAACAGTGCTAAAAAGGAATTTAAAGACACTGGTAGCGTATCGCAAAAAACCTTTACTAATTTACAGAAATCAATATCTAATGTTGATACATCTGAAATGACAAACAAGACAGGTAAAGCATTTAACACATTATCAAAAGACGTTGGCAAACTTGATACACAGCTCACAGAGATTGACAAAATTAATTTCGGTAAGTCATTGGGCGATGATTTCAAAACAGTTGGATATAGTTTTAAAGACTTACAAAGTAAATTAAATAGCACTGAATTATCGTTATTTAGAATGCAAAAGAAAATGAATGAAAGTGATTTCAAATCATATTCAAAAAGTATGCACGAAATCAACGCAACATTGCACCAAGCCGAAAAGGAATTTAAACAGTTTGGTAACGTATCATACGAAACGACGCAACAGTTAAACAAGAACATCAAAAGCATTTCATTTTCACAGCTACCGGGCAAGGCAAAAATTGCGTTTAATTCAATCCGTAACGAAATGACTTCACTAAACAAAGATATTAAGTTTATGAACGATAAATTTAGTACAACAACACGTGTTGTTAATAGTGTTGGTGGAACTGTCAAACGTACATTTGGTGGTATGAGAAACGATTTTTCAAAAACGTTTAAGACGATAAATAAAATCGGTAATACCTTGCGTAACGTTGGCGAAGTTGCTAGTGGCGTATTTAAAGGTTTAATGATTTCAAGTTTTACAGCAATCATACCCGTTGCCGGCGCAGTTGTTTCGAGTGTTATGGCTATTGGTTCATCATTAACAGCCGTAGTCGGTGGTGCCGTCGGTCTTGCCGGTGCATTTGGTATAGCCGGTGCCGGCGCAATGACAATGGTTGGCATGTCAAAACGTGCATTAGCAATGCTTGATGAAGGATTGTTAAAAGCAACAGCAGAAACAAGAAAATATCAAGATGCGTTAGCCGGTATCAAAACCCAATTTGATAATTTGGTTAGAGGTAATCAAGCACAAATATTTAATACTATGACTAACGGTATTAAGACAGCAAATTTTGCCCTAGACCAACTCACACCGGCTATAAATGAAATTGCGAGCATTACATCAAAAGCATCAAACAAGTTGCTAGAATGGGCGCAGAATAGCAAGAACGCCCAAAACATGTTTAGTATCTTAAACAAGATAGGACCGCAAGTATTTAAAAACATTTTAAATGCTATAGGTAGTTTTGGCGACGGCGCAGTAGCCTTATTTAATAAACTTAATCCATTGTTCACATGGGCATCACAAGGCTTTGAGAACATGGCACGTAGTTTCCAAAAATGGGCTAACAGTACATCAACGGCAAACGGCATTAAAGACTTTATCAGTTATACAAAAACAAACCTACCGATTTTAGGTAGCATATTTGGGAATGTATTTCATGGCATAATCAATTTATTCAAAGCATTTAGCAGTGAAACAGGTTGGGTGTTAAATGGCTTAGATAGTATGACTAATAAGTTTAAAAATTGGTCGGCTACATTAAGTCAAAATAAATCGTTCCAAAATTTCCTTGCTTATATAAGAGAAAACGCCCCAATGGTAGGGCAGTTAATCGGTAACATTGTTGATGTGTTTGTACGCTTTGTACAAGCAGTATCGCCAATAGGTGCAACAGTGTTAAATATTGCAGTTAAAGTAAGTAAGATGATAGCCGAGTTTATGAAAGCCCACCCACAAATAACAAAATTTGTAGCATCGGCGGTAGCCTTATCCGGAATCATTAAAGCCGTTGGTATAGGTATTGGGGTTTTATTCCCAATTATCAGACGTTTAGCAATGGTATTGAAAATACTACCACCAATCATGAAGGCAGTAGGTTTAGCAATACGTTTCATGGGTGGACCGGTAACAATCATTATCGGAATCATTACAGCGCTTGTTGGTGTGTTCATTCATTTATGGAAAACCAACGAAGGGTTTAGAAATGCGGTAATAGGAATATGGAACTCAATTAAATATTGGGCGGTAACGATTTTTACAGCCGTTAAAAATTTTCTAGTCTTTATATGGACGAACGCAAAAAACCTTGTAATGAAAGTTATTCAATTGTGGTGGCAAAACCTTAAAGCGAATTTCCTATTTTGGAAATCTACAATCACAATGATTTTTAATGGCATCAAGAACTTTTTCGTTTGGATATGGAATATTATTAAAACGCAAGTCATTGCAAGAGTTGTGCAAATGTATAACCAAGTTAAGACGTGGTTTAATCAACTTTGGAACAGCATTAAAACAATTTTTACAACGGTTAGAAATTGGCTTTTTTCTGTATGGCTATCCATTTATTCAAAAGTAAGTTATTATGCAAGGTTAATTTGGACTGGTGTAAAAAACTACTTCACTAACTTATGGAATAATATTGTTTCTATTTTCACAACCGTTAAAACGTGGTTAGTTAATACGTGGAATTTCATTTATGGAAAAGTAACAGATTTCGCAAAATGGATATGGACAGGTGTTAAAAACTACTTCACGTGGTTATGGAATAGTATTAAATCAATATTCACGACTGTTAAGAACTGGTTAGTCAGTACGTGGAACTTTATTTATAGCAAAATTTCAAACTTTGCAAGATTAGTTTGGTCGAAGGTCAAGCAATACTTCACATGGCTTTGGGATAGTATTAAATCAATTTTCACAAGCGTTAAAAATTGGCTAGTTAGTACGTGGAATTATCTTTATAGAAAAATAAGTAATTTCGCTAGATTAATTTGGTCTAAAGTGAAAAATTACTTTACTTGGTTATGGGATAGTATTAAATCTATCTTTACAACGGTTAAAAGTTGGTTAGTAAGCACTTGGAATTATCTTTATAGTAAAATTTCAAGTTTTGCTAGGAAAATTTGGACGAGTGTTAAAAATTATTTCACTTGGTTGTGGGATAGCATTAAATCAATTTTTACAACAGTTAAAAACTGGTTAACATCAACTTGGAATTATATTTCTGATAAAGTAATTTCATTTGCCCGTACTATTTGGAACAAAGTGAAAAGCGCTTTTAATTCCTTATGGCGTTCTATCAAATCAATTTTCACATCTGTTAAAAATTTCTTATATGATACTTGGCGAAAAATCAGAGATACAGTAGTAGATTTAGCAAAAAAATTATTCAACGGTGTTAAAGATTATTTCACAGATTTGTGGAATACATCTAAACGCATTTTTAACAACGTGTTTGATTTCCTTTCGGATATTTGGGACACAATCAGAAATACAGTTGTCGATACTGTAGCTGATTTATGGGACCGAGTAGAATCAACGTTTAACAATATGAAAAATGGTTTATCAAATATTATTGATAAAATCAAAGGTTTCATAGATGATATGGTCGATTCAATTAAGGACGGATTAAATAAATTAATTGACGGTATTAATTGGGTTGGCGATAAATTAGGTATTGATAAAGAGATACCACATTTAAGCACTGGTACAACACACAATCAACAAGTTAATAGAAAAGTTAAAACATCAAGTGACGGTGCATTAAAAGAAGGTACATTTGCTACAGTTGGCGACAAAGGTAAAGGTAATGGACCGGGTGGTTATCGTAACGAAATGATTAAATACCCAAATGGTAAAATATCATTTACGCCAAATAGAGATACCAACACTTACTTGCCTAAAGGTTCAACAGTTTATAGTGGTAAACAAACACACGCACTATTAAACCAAAGTCCAACCAACAGTACGCTAGGTGGCGACGCAAACCCACGCTTAAACGGTGGTACTGTCGGCAACGCATTTAGTTGGGCGGGCGATAAATTAGGTCAAGGCTATAATTGGACTAAAGACAAAGTAGGTAAAGGCGCAGACTGGTTAAAAGATAGCGTCGGCGATGTTATGGATTGGGTCAAGAAACCCGGTAAATTACTTGATAAAGCGCTTGAAGGATTTGGCGTTGATTTTGGGGATTATTCCGGTATCGTTGGCGACTATGCTAGAGGTGGATTAAAACGCCTTAAAAAAGGTGCAGAAGAAAAAATTAAAGGTTGGTTTGCACAAGTAACAGCCGGCAACAGTAGTTTCTTAGACTTTTCGCCGGGTAATCTTAATTTCCCATATAGTCCAAACGGTAGAGCGCCCGGTTATCCGTTTGACAGTCCACACATGGGCATTGATTTAAACTATATCTATGAGAAAGTTTATTCAACAATCAGTGGACTAGCAAGAGCAATACCGCAAGACGGTAGCGGTTTTGGTAATCACGTATCTATTAAAAATGGTAATGGTTTAGAAGCTATTTACGGACACCTAAGCGATTTTGCATTTGACGGAACGAAACAAGTTAAAGCCGGCGACAAACTAGGTACATCGGGCGATACGGGGCGTTCATCGGGACCACATCTTCATTACGAAATGAGGCAAGACGGCAAACCATTTGACCCGTTACCATGGTTGAAATCACATGTTGGTGGTTCCGGCGGTAACTGGGACGTTAAAGGCGCATTGAAAAAAGCCGGTTTACCAACTTCAAAAGATTATGTGAGTGCATGGCAAAGACAAATACAAACCGAAAGTGGAGGCGACGCTAAAGCTATCGGTGGCACAGACGGTTTATTAGACGGGCAAGCTAAAGGACTTGTACAAGTTAAGCCCGGTACATTTAACGCCTTTAAACTACCCGGTCATGACAACATCATGAACGGTACGGATAACCTAATTGCCGGTATGCGTTACGCAAGTGCTAAATACGGTTCATCATTACTTGATGTAATCGGTCATGGGCATGGTTATGCTAGTGGTGGAATTGTTGATAGTCCCGAAATCGCATGGCTTGCCGAAGGTGGTTTCAGTGAATCAATAATAAGTCACGACCCTTCAAACAAAGTTAAATCACAAGCTATTTGGAAGGAAACAGGCGACAAGCTAGGTTTCAGTACCGAAGGCGAAACATTACAACGTATTATGCAACTTATTGAAGAAAGCAACGAAACGAACGAAACAATCGAATTAAATACACGTAACAGCGGTAACAATCCAATTTATCTTAATAATAAGAAAGTTGGTAAACAAGTTGCCGAGCCGGTTAAAAATGAAATTGAAAACATCGAAAGAAGAAACAAACGCTTTAATCGTAGATAGAAAGGAGGTTGCTAATGAGTAATTTCTCATTTAATGGTATCGAAAAAGATTACTGTTATTATACCGACTATAAAACGAGTTGGGGGCAAGATAGAGAAATTAACACTACTGATGTAAACGGACGGTCCGGGACCGTCCTAACATCTGTTAGAGATAAAGTTAGAAAAATCGAAGTTAATTTATTAATTGATAGTTTGGAAGTTGGAGAAAGTTTGGAACACGTCGCCGAAGATTTGGCAGATTGGTTAACAACCGACGAACCAAAACCGATACAATTCGCTAGAGAACCCGACAGAATATATTACGGGATATTAGAAGGCGCAATTGATAAAGATTATTTTGTTAATTTTGGTAAAGCTACAGTTAATTTTCTTTGCATCGACCCTTATAAATACGCTAGTACAAGAACAAAACAAACAGCTATATCAGACCAAGCAACGTTATATAATGCCGGTAATAAAGACGCACCAATTGAGATACAAGCAAGAGCGTTAGAACCTAGCAGTCACTTTATGATTGCAAAAGGATATAACGGCGATAGCGACGAATTTTTTATGGTTGGCGATGATGATGTAGATAAACCGTTAGATAATTACAGCCCACCCGTATTAACCACTGAAATGCGAGATATGAGAGATTGGATTGAATTAGGTAGTGGCAGTATTAACGATAATTATTTAGGCGGTACTACTGGTGGCGAATTACAAAGTTCATCAACAAACGAGAGTATATATCTAAATGTAGATACGTTAGAAAACAACGGTTGGAATGGTGCCGGTCTAAAAAAATCATTTTCAAAAAGCGTTCAAGACTTTAGAGCAACGGTTAAAATTCTTGTTAATAACACGAAAAAAGGAACAGCTAGATTTTCGCAATTTGTTTATGATGTAGATAATAGATTATTGGCATCAATCGGATATGTTAAGAAAAGTGAATCAAGAAGAACAGGAACAATTATTGTTACTTTATTTAATCAAAGTGGCGAACAAGTGAAAATATATGATTTTGATAACGACCCATATATACAAAGTCTTGATAGTTTTGTTATTTATATCGCCTTAACTAGAAAAGGTAATGAGTTTACGGTTAAAAGTTGGAAGTACGACGAAACACCATATCCAAAAAGATTAGTACCGATTGCAGTTAATGAAAAGACTTTTACTGATTCCGGAAATTTTTACCAACGTAAAGTAGCAAGCACAACACTTTATGAGGCGAGGTATCAAAATACCGACTTTGCTAACATTTATATTTTAGGAACGTACAACAGGGAATTATTAGAGAAACCCGAAGGCGCTAGAGATATGATAATTCAAAAAGGCGACGACATTAGAGTAGACACAGAAAATAATATTGTAGTCATTAATGAAGAACCTATGTTACAAGAAAAAACCTTTGCAAGTGATTTCTTTAATATCGAAAGTGGGACAAACGAATTAATCATTTTACCCGAAGATACTTTTGATACGTCGATATTTTGGCGAGATAGATATTTATAAAAGAATGGAGGTGTTTAATTGATTCATCTATTAAATTTTAAAGGCGAAATCATAGATTTTATTTCAGAAGATGACGGGGCATTATTTGAGGCGGTTCATGACAGGCAACAAAAAGATAAAAAAGAAACATTTGATTTTACTATTCTTTCAAGCCGAGCCGAAAAGTTTAGAGAACGTAACCGAGTAATTACCAAAGATAGTAACGGTCAATACAGGGAATTTATTATTACTGGTATTTCGGACGATATGGACGGTTTGACAGATATACAAACCAACGCATCATATCTTGAAGATATTGGCACAGCTAAACCATTTGTGCCGGGTAAACTTGAAAATATGACAACTTCACAGGCGCTTTATGAGGCGTTACGTGATACAGGTTGGGAAGTAGCACCCGATACAGAATACAACGGCTTAAAAACAACAACATGGACGGAACACAAACCCCCTTACGATGTAGCATTACAGCTTGAAACTACTTATGATATGGAATTAGATTTTTATATCGAACTAGGTTCAAATAAAGTTGAACATCGTTACGCCATATTGAAACAACCGAAACGATTATTTAAAGGTAAAGAAATTGTTTTTGGTAAAGATTTAACAGGTTTATCAAGAGAAATTGATTTCACTGAAATTAAAACGGCTTTAATGGTTGTAGGTCCCGAAGATAACGACGGAAACACAACCGAGGTTATCGTTACAGACGACCAAGCACAAGAACAATTTGGATTACCTCAACGTTATATATGGGACGTATACAAACCGGAATCACAAGACAGCGATATAACAGAAAGTCGATTAAAAGCGTTAGGCGAAAACGAATTAGATAAAATCAAAACAGCAAGTGTTACCTATGAAATTTCATCGTTAGATATTGATTATTTACATCAACATGAATCAACATCAATTGGCGATACAATTAGAGTTAAGGACACAGACTTTAACCCACCGTTATATTTAGAGGCGGAAGTTATCGGCGAAGAATACGACTTGCTAGGAAAAGAAAGTGTTTATTCATTTGGTAAAGTTATCAGATATAACGAAGAAGATTTGACACAATTCTTTAGACAACGCTTACAAGAAATAAGAGAAAAATTAAATGATGATATTACAAACCTTAATACCCAACTACAAGAAACGGCAGAATATACAGAAAAATATTACGAACAAAAGATTGTTAAACAGCCCGAACCACCCACAAACCCCGTTGACGACATGTTATGGTACGACACAAGCAATCCGGACGTTGCAGTATTAAGAAGATACAGAAACGGCGAATGGCACAACCAAACAGCAAGTGACGTACAACAATTAGGTGGTATGACAAGGGAAGAAACAATTTACAATGAATTAGTAAGCACATTTGAAGATTTGCAGTTACAACACTCAATGCTACAAACTGATGTATACGACGTTATTAATAGTCAATATTTAGTTGATACCGAATTAAAAGAACAAGTACAAACAGATTTAGATAGCGTTAGCGTTGTATTTAATCAAATCAAAACTAATTTAGATAGCATGGATAAAGATACGGCTACAATCGGTAAATTGATTGATACACAAGCAATGTTCCAAAACTATAGGGAAAACCTACAGAAACTAAATGATAGCGTACAAAACGCTAAAATAAGCATTGACGAGCGTATAAAATTATTACAACAACAATACACCGAAGAAAAATTTAACGATGCAATGACGGAAGTAGCAAATACACTACCCAATGGGGAATGGAACAGTGAAACAGGTCAATTGTTAGCAGATATACCAAATCAAGACCAACTAACAGATTTAAAAACAACCGTTAATGCTTATGTAGACGGCGAAATAAAAACGCTTAACGATAATTTAGTAGATAAGATTAACACCGATATTACAGCAACAAAAGAAGAATTAAGCGCAAGTGTTTCAAGTGTTCAAGAACAAGTGGACGGCTTAGAAATAGGCGCACGAAACTTATTAGTAAGTTATGCAGACCAATATAACGGTTTGGTTAAATCATATATTGAAAGCACACAAGGTTTTGAGTTTTCCGATTGGGGCGACAACCTTTATTCAAGTGAATATATTAATCAGAAATTGAAACCGGAAGAAAAATATACCATTTCATACGATGTTGAAGTTATCGGATTAACAGACGTAGACCAACAGTTAGAACCTACAATGTTATCTACTGGATTAATTCTTTTTGATAGAGCGACAAATGATTATGTAATGCGTTCAAGAAAAGAAATGCCACGTGAAATAGGTTATACCGAACATATTTCAGAAACATTTGAAATGAAAACCGGCGATTATGCTTTAATAGGTTATTCTAATTTGTTTAGAGGTAGCGTAATTGTTGATGATACAACGAACAATGATACAAAAGACACCACAGAAACCACACAGCCTACCACAGACGAACAAAACACAACAACAGACACAAACACAACCGAAACGACAACAGACGATACAACAAGCACTCAAGAGCCTACACAAGATACAACAACAACAGACGGCACAACGACAGATACAACGACGGACGGCACGACAGACGGCACGACAGACGGCACGACAGACGATACAACGACAGATACAACACAAACTGTCGAAGTATCAGAAAGTGACACAATTAGAATTACTAATTTAAAAATTGAAAAAGGCACAGTGGCTACAGATTACACACCGGCGCCCGAAGATTTTAAAAATGATATTAGTAGTATTGGTGCATCTGTTGTAGAACAAGATACAGAAATTAAATTAATGAAAGATAATATTAATTTAAAAGCCGATAAAACAACAGTTACACAACAGCTTGGCGAAGTTGAATCAAAAGTGCAAGACAACACAGCGCAATTAGGCATACAAGCTGATGAAATCAACAGCAAAGTATCAGAAAGCAAATATACAGCAGACCAAGAAAACGTGGTAAGTCGTTTGGATAGCGCCGAAACAGAACGCCAACAATTAAGTAATGAAATCAATGATAGAGTAACGTTAACCGAATATCAGAACCTTAACATTGGTACACGTAACTTAATGTTAAACACTAATGAACGTGATGATTTTATAGGTGTAGAAGATACAGAACTTCACATTGAATATGAAATTACTAGACCATTAACCGTAGGCGATGAATACACACTGTCTTATGAAATTTATGATTTGTCCGGAGAACCGATAAATCGTGTTAGTTATTTACCATATGCCCCAGAAGGCGAAAGAAAAGATGTATCGGTTGTAGATAATAAAGTAATTGCAACATTTACAGCGAAAGCAAAAAGCGAAAAGATGTATCTTTACAAAGGGCTTGCCGGAATGACAGACCCAACAAAAGACTTTGTTATTAAAAATGCAATGTTAGTTGAAGGTAATAAAGCCGGCGATTACGCCGAGGCACCGGAACAAGCCGATACACGATTGAACGAAATGGAAACATCAATAACGCAAAACGGAAAACAGATACAAGACCGAGTTAGTTTAACCGAGTTTAACGAAAGTAATAAAACATTATCACAAGTGGTTTCAACACTCACACAAGACACCACAAACGGTTTAACATATACGTTTGATGAAAACGGTAAGATAACAAGTTTTAACGTTGGTAATGACGGTGTGACAATCAAAGGCGATAGCGTAGATATTACAGTAAACAAAGACTTTCAAGTAATTGCGCAAGATGTAGATAACAAAGTAGACCAAGACAACATTATTAACCGTTTAAACTTATCGCCCGAAGGTTTAGATATTGACGTTAATAATTTAGGTATTAGAGGTGGCGACAGCAACGAATACTTAAATTTAAAAAACGACACTATCGAATTACATGGTACTTATACAAGAACGTGGCAAAATTCAACAGATACCAACAATGTGTTTACTAGATTTAAAGACGGTCATTTAAGGTTTAGAAATAACGATTTTGACCGTTCTATTTATATTTCAGATTTTGGTATTTCAACATATCTTGACGGCGACCCACGAAACGCATCTGGAACATTAGAATTTTTTGATTACACTTACGATAGCGATACAAGAGGTGTTACATTGCAATCCGGTTTAGGTGTTGTGGCATTAAGAGCTGATTCAAACCGAATGGTTATTGAGGCAGACGACACAGTAAACATTGGTAGTAATAAATACTCTGTATACCTTAGACCATATTCAAATTCGCGTGTTGGCGTAAACGAATTTCAATTTTACGTTAAGCTTAATCCGACAGCTGACGCAACAGACGGCGTAATAAAATACGGTAACATAACAGGTTCCGGCACCAAAATGGGTTCCGGTATCAGATTTAGTAAAAGCCAACCAGTTGTGTACGCCACTAATGATAATGGCGACATGGGAAGTGGTTATTTTTACGCTGAAGGTTTACAAGGCGATTGGATTACTAAAAACACTAATTTATATGCTTGTGTACATGGAGAATTACGAGTTACCGGCATCAAGGGTTATAACGGTGGCAATCCTGAATATCAAGATATTAGATTTAAAAATTGGTATGCTACTTCATCTGAAAAATACAAATATGACATTCAAAAATGGGATTATGAAGTATTAGATGTGATTAAGAATGATTTACAATTGTATTCATTTAAACGTGAAGAAGAAAGAGGTAGCGATTACGTACGTAACCATAGAGGTGTAGTTATTGAACGTGAAACACCTATAGAATGGGTACACAGGGACGGCGTAGATAATTACGAAATGTTATCATGGTCTTTAAAGGCAATCCAAGAATTAGCCCAAGCAAAAGATGAACAAGACGAAAAAATAAAAGAACAAAGTAGAATTATTGAAGAACAAGAAAAAAGAATGGACGACCAAGAAGAACGGTTGAAAAAATTGGAGGAATTAATAAATGCAAAATAATCAAAATGAACAACACAAACCTAATTCAGACTACATGGTTAATTACCTAGTAGATGAAAACGCAAGATTAACGAAAGAAAACGCAATGTTAAAAGCGATTATCCAAGAGCAAAACGAAAAATTTAAAGAGTTAAGCGAATCACAAGAAGTTAGCGATTAAATCGTTAGCTTCTTTTTATTATAAAAATTTTTATTAGGAGTGAATTATTATGCTAGAACGTAAAGAACAATCATTTTATTTGGTGGAAGTAGATAAAGAAACGGGCAAAGAATATCCAATGCAAAAAGTATATAACGGTAGCGCCTTTTCACGTACGACAAATACATTTAATGCTTATAAATTCGATACTGTAGACAAAGTGAAATCGGCTTGTCAATTACAAAACAGCATGAACGAAATGTTTGGAGAACCGAGCGTTGTTTATTACGCAGAAGAAAATATAACACGTACTTTATTTAATGAAACAGGAGAGAATATTGATAACGACACTACAGAAAGTACATCGACACAATAATTTAAATTAACATCATAGATTAGAAAGGGGTTGTGTTTAGGTGTGCAACTTGAAAGCGACCAACTAAAAGAAGTTAAGAACAGAATTTCAACTTTAGAAACAGAAATTGAAGATTTAAAGGCGAAATATTGGACGATAGACGACAAAATCGACAGTTTAACCAAAAAACAAGAAGAAAGTCACAGCTCATTATTTGAAACAAACAACCAACAAAATGATTTGCTAAATAAAATCTATTACCAATCACAAGCACAAACAGAACAGGCTCAAAAGAACGAGGCACGTTCTATAGACCTTCAAAAATGGTTGTTAGGTGCATTGTGGGGGCTTGTGGCATTAGTTATTATATTCGTTATTACTTCAAGTTTAAACGCTCTATTTATGTAGTAAAGGGAGGTGTTAAGCATGTTTTTAGATTGGGGTTCTTGTATATTATATGGCGTACATTGTGGTCTAGTATTACTTGGCATTTAACTAATCATAAAGGTTATTACCTATAAAGGTAGTGACCTTTTTTAAATTTTATCTAATTTGACGGAGGTTTTATAAATGGAACAAATCATAACTTTTGCAACAATCATTTCAGTGTTAACAATTGGAATCATACAAGGCGTTAAACAAACCGGTGCAATACCTAAAAATATTATACCGTTAATATCAATCATGATAGGTGGTCTAATCGGTGGTATATCGGTATTCATTCCGGAAATCTTTTCTGAATTATCAGTTGGCGCACGTATTTTAGGTGGTGTTATTAGTGGTCTAATGGCTACTGGATTATGGGAAACAGGTAAACAACGCAGTGGTAATACAAAAGACAACCACCAAAAACAAGGTGGGGGCAATATTAAATAATTAATGATTAATCGGCTATTCATTTAGTCGGTTTTTATATATAAAAATTTAATGGAGGTTTTATAAATGGCACAAGAAAAATGGAATGGCGTTCCGGTACGTTATGACTGGTTGCCAATTGGAACAAGACGTAGCGGACAACCTTTAACTACAGGTAAACCAAAATTCGCAGTAGCACACGATACAGGCAATAAAGATACAACAGCACAAAACAATATAGATTATTACAAGAACTCATACAATATAGATTGGTCTATCGTGGCAAGCGCTCATATATTTGTAGATGATAAAGAATGTGTAGTGTGCATACCGGTTACCGAGAAAGCATGGCATGTACTATATGGCGCAAGTGCTGATAATCAAATGTACGGTGTAGACGCTAACGACGGGGCTTTCGGTGTCGAAGGTTCATATTTCACAGATAAATCACGTTCTCAAAAATCATTAGACAATTTAGCACGTGTCGTAGCTTATCTATGTAACTATTGGAATATAGATTACAAAACAGAATTACCGGGACACCAAGATATTCAAGTAGGTAAAGTAGACCCCGGCAACCTATTGGAACATGCCGGTTATGGTCGTGACGTTAGTAATTTAGATAAAATTATCGCTGAATATATTAATGGCGTAGATGAAGAAAGTGACAGTGAACCTTCAAAAGAATTATCAGAAACAACGAAAGAAAAACCAACAGAAAGCCCACATACTAACGTAGACTACAAAGAGGCTATAGAGTATATGCACAGCCTCAAAGGTCAATTTGTTGATTTTGATAAACGATTTGCCTTTCAATGTATGGACTTAATCGTAGACTATGCAGACCATGTAACAAACGGCTACAGAATATGGGGTAATGCAAAAGATTTAACATGGGTTGCTTTACCTAAAGGGTGGAAACTTGTTGAAAACACACCGGATTATGTGCCACCTATCGGTACTATTGCAGTATTTACCGAGGGCATTTATAAAAAATGGGGTCATACTGGTTTAGTTTGGGACAACAGCGGAGGCACTGAATCATTTGTTATCTTAGAACAAAACTATGACACGTTAGCAAATAGCCCGGCAATGTTAAGAACAGATAATTACGACGGATTAACACACTTCATTGTTCCCGATTTCGTAGATGAAGATGTAGACTTAACAGACATTACGCCGGAACCAATAAAAGAAGTTAAGAAAGGTACAACGCTTAAAGTGGGCAATGTACCACCTAAAAAATTAACTTGGTCTAACCAACCATACTTTAGAGCAACGGTAGACAGCGAAGGTGTTTCAATCTGTAGACCGAACCACAATAATGTAATGGTTCCTACTAATGAACAATACAACGCCGGTTATGAGGACTTATATATATATGAAATTCGTGACGGTTGGGCAAGAGTTTATTCACCGGATAACGACGGTTTCGTTTGGTATGAAAGGTTACGCATAAACAAAGTATATAAACCGGCTGGTGGTAATGAGCTACACGATAATTTAAGTGCATATGATAACGTATTAGGGGATTTAGCGATTGGTTCAATTCCACCAAGCAACTTAAATTGGTCTGATAGTGCTTACTTTAGAGGTCGTGTTGATAGTTACGGCGCTACTATTACTAAACGCACAGGTAATGAGAATAATTACGATTGGAACTTAACAAATGAAAGTTACAGTGCCGATTACGACCAATTTTATATATTTGAGATATTAGAAGGTTGGGCAAGAGTTTATTCATCTTCAAACAACGGTTGGGTATGGTATGAACGCTTGCGAGTTGTAGAAATATTTTAATTATGATAAAACATAGTTAGAGAGTTTGTAAGGCGTTATTACAAAGTAAGTTTGATGTTAAGCGACAAGTAAATTTATTTTGCTTGTCGCTTTTTACTACATTTGATTTTTAAAATAAACTTAATGATGATAATATAATATTTGTGTTGATATTCTGTTTTTAAGATAGTTTGGTAGTTCTCCAGACTGGAAACGTGGGTAGGTTTTCTTGGACCTACCCACGTTTTTAATTTAGTTTGATAATAGAAATATATAAAAAGGGGCAAACGCTTATGCGTTTTGCCCCTTTTTTTGATTTACACTAATTTAATTTCTAGGTCTTTTATTGTATTTTAATTTTCGTATTCTTCTTCAGTTAAAGCTTTAACGTCATTTTCTCCCAAAAATAAAAATAACTCGCCGGTATCTATATCAATTTCTACTTCAATATCTAAATTTTTATCAATTAATTTATTGAGGCTAGTTTTAAAAGTGACCTCATCTTCTTCCTCATCATCTTCCGAATATTCAAGACTATACATATAATTAAAATGTTCTTCCACTTCTTTTTTATCTATAATTCCTTTTTCATATATATATTCAAGTATATTAGAGAATGCTAGTTTTTCATTTTCATTTTCTTTTTTAATAATAGCTATTAAGTAATCAATTAAGTTCCTTGATAGTTCTTCTTCCAGAGGATAATAATTACTTATATCTTCCACGAACAAATTATGTATCCTTTCGTTTGATAATTCATCAATAAAAATTAATTGGTTATAAATTTCTAACATCTCATAATAAGAATAAGAAGTTAACTTGCGTTTTAATCTATCCTTCTCAAAATTACCTTCTAAATCATAATAAAAATAGGAAGAGGACTTTAAATCTTCAAAAGTTTCGTTTATATTAATAGAATAAGATAAATGATAATATAATATTGCATTTTCACTATCGCTTTTTTGTCTAAAATAGTAGTTACCTAACGCTTCATATGTTCTCTGTAAATCATAATTGTAAGGGTTGAGTTCGTATAAACGTTTAATTTCGTAGTTATAGATAGCTATAACCTTATCTTCTGAAGAACTACTTATATAATTTTTAGCTATTTTATGCGCAAGTGGTAGACTTATATCGTTGTTTTCAAAATGTGGTATGTACTTTGTTTCATGTAATAACTGATTGCCTTTTTCTGTAGCAGTGTATACTAAAGGTAACTCGAAAACTTCGTTTGACGCTTTTATGTTATCTATGTTGTCAATTATACGAGAAACAAGTTCATTCTTATTACCAGCTACTTTTAACCCAGCGTTCTTTAGTAGTTCTGATAATTTTGTGTTCTTAATTTTATTAAGATTAATTTCTAAAGTATTATCTTTTACTAGAATTTTCTTATCAATTAGTTTATCTATCGACTTTTGAATATCAATGTTATTATCCTCTAAATACGACGAATAATAAGGTCCTTCGTCAACCGTTCGGGTAACAATTTTATGTAAAATTAGTAAATCGTTTGCATTTAAATTCATAAAATTTTAAACTCCTTTTTTAATTTCATTCATTATAAGATATTATAATGAAAATTTATTCATAAAAAAAGAAAAGTTTCGATATTCATATATTATCATAGGTGTATCATAGTTATAATTACATATGTACAGAGCTTTTTATTGAAATGAAAATTCTTCAAGGGAGGGTGTAATTATCTTAAAAAAGTTTTAGCTTTTTTGTTTATAGCTATATATATAGTTGGGGTTCTATCACTAATATATGTACTCAATAAGCAAAATGAATACGTACCACCTTCTTATTTACAAAATTCCATTTATGACACTAATAATGAAATTAAGCTTAATGGTATAGGATACAAAGTAAAAAATATAGAAATAACAAAAGAAAGTGTGTCTGATATAAATTTGAACGAGCGGAGTAAAAAATATTTAAACATTAACATTAGGGTATCGAATTATAGTAAGGAAGAATATCTTTTAGATACCAAACAATTTAATGTAAGTAACGATGTTGAAAATGTATTTCCCAAAATACAACCAGCCAACTTATCAAACGAAATAAATAATGATTATTTAAAACTAACTTCGATTGGTATTGTAAAAGAAAATAATGTAAGAGATTTTAAGTTAGTATTTAAAATTAATGAAGAAACCGCAAATGCAAAAAGATTATTTTTTAATATAAGCTCTAAAATGAACTCAAATAACACAATTTCTTTCGACCTCTCAAATAATAAAGAAGAAATATAA